AAGTATGACACCGTGTCACTTCATCGCACTAAAGTGTTAGCACATTATACTTTAGCACTGCAAAGTGATAAACCTAGAAAGCGTGTCGAAACATTACGTAAAAATAATTTGAAAAAAGTCTTGACATGATGGCGACAGTGTGGTATAATATAGACAAGAAAAGAGGAAAGGAGCAAGGGCAATGAAATTAAAAATGGATGAAATGAATACGCTGTTGACAGCACTGTATGTACATAGTGACCACCTTAGCAAGTTAGCTAAAGATGCCGCCAGTGATAAGCCTTTGACTGCTAAACTGTTTGCAGAGCAGGCCGATAAAGAAAAGGCCCTGTGGTACAAGTTAATTGAAAACCTCGATGAAATGACCATATGAAAATATCTATTTTACAAAGGAGAGATAATTATGAAAAAGACTATTTGTGACGATATCGCGGCCCGTGAGCTGTTCCTGTACGCGGTCAATAAAGAGGACTTATATAGCGAGATTCGCAGTGTGCTTAAGTGCCTTTACCGCAAGGTCATGAAAGGGCAGTATATCATTGATAAGGCAGCTGACGCTTTCCAATACGTTGTTAAGCGTGGTGCAATGATGTATACGGCAGAGTTTGGCAGCGGCAGTTATTACGATACCTTTAACCGGGCAACTCGTCAAGAAACCTGCCGCATGATGGAAGATTACTTCCATGAGAACATTATGAAGGGTGATTTTTAAGTCGAAACCGGGTTTACCCGGTCGCGTGAGGGTTGACCGCCCGCGCCCGATGATGACAGGTCAAATGTTTCACGTGGAACATTCTGGACGTGGAACATTCTGGACAATGAAAGGAGAATTCAAGATGAAGAAATGGTATTCCGTCGAGTTGTGCCCGGAACTGGCCCAGCTGCTTAAAGTTTGGTTGCGTGCAAAGTGTGTGTCTTATGAAACCAGCGCTTGCGGGACTAGCAAGTATCCTTTGACGCATTTTGAAATGTACATGGATGAGGAAACCGCCGAACTTGCCGATAATTTTTTGGAGGAATTGTAAAATGACGCATTCGGATTTTCTCGCAAAGACTTTTGTATTTCAGTGCAAGGGCTACAAGCGTTTCCGCATTGAAGATATGTTTTATTCCGCTCTTGATACCCTGAATCACGCATACAGAGATAATGTGATTTCGCGCGATGAAAGGGACGAAGCATACGCCCATTTCCAGAATTTCATTTATGAGTGAGTCGCCCTCCTCGCGGAGGGCGTGGGTAGAAATTACAGAATGTTCCACGTGGAACATTTGACCTGGTCGCCCTCCTCGCGGAGGGCGTGGGTAGAAATATGAGTGAGGTGTTAATATGAAAAGTGCAGAGTTTTATGCAAAGACCGCAGTTGCACAGGCAAAGGCCGCGAAGAAGTTTCGCAACAAGTACTTTACCGCTTTGGCCCTGAACACGGTGTACACCGCATATCTCTACGGCGTCATTACCGGCGGTGAATGGAAAGGTGCGTCCAATCTGATTAAGCACTATGCGTGCCGTAATCATGTTGAGTACATTTGATAGGAGGTGCGAAAGGAGGTGATGCAATGCTGTCCTATTATTTATACGTTCGGCAAGATGGCGACACTTATACGTTTTCCGACCGTTTCAAGGAAGGTTTTGAAACCCGTAATTTGACCACAGAGAACGTGCGGAAACTGCCGTTGAAATTGTTGAAAACTTTTGCAACTTTCTGTGAAGATAAGATGCAAAATTCAACGCGTCCTACCATCCGAAAATATGAGGAAATTTATGAATTTGTTCAGTATGAAATCAAACGGAGGTTAGAAAATGGTGTATGTGAGTAGGGACCTCGTGCAGTGTCTGGAATTTACTGCACGTCCCATCGGGATGTATAGAGGGTGGATGCACCCGGATAAAGAGAGTGTAGCCCTCTCGCTTTATTGCATTTTGGATGGGCACATGATTATGGGCTTGCATCACACGCAAGGGGATTTGATTGTTGAAAGTCCCTATAAGTACTTGATGGCAACGCCCTATGTTTACAAAGCGCAATGTGGTTCTTACCGCATTCGCGTACAGGAGCGTGTAGTTCCTGTCATCGGCTTTTTTCTCACGCGTAATGGTGAGTACAATTTGCTTGCTGCTGAGAGTGAGGATTTAGTAATAGAATGCTGCAAAGCCTGCAAAGAAATGCGTCTTGGCAATACTCCTATTGTGACGGACAAGATGTTGCAATATAGTGCTATGAATGCTGTCACAGAGGATATTTGTTTCAAGCCTGAGCAAGCGTTCCTGAAAATCCCGTACATGAATTTATGCCGCGAATTGGGGGTGATTGAATGAAAGACGAAATGGCACGTCAGTACCGGGTACAGATGTTACAGCAGCGGTTAAACGACCTGTACAGGGAGCATGACCGTAACCCGGATGATTATAAGGTCAATCTCGATATTCGTGACCTGAAAGCAGAATTACGGAGGCTCGACAACTTATGGTAACTCGCTTTTTACTGGTTATGGTTTTGTTGATTATCATTGTCTGGTTTGGAGCAACCTATTTGGGGGATTAATTATGTTGTATAATTATTATAATAATGGCTATCATTTGAGTCAATGGGATTTCTTTTGGATGGCATTTAAGCCCCTGATTCCGGTTATTGTGATTTGCATTGCAGTGTTTGTTATCTTTTTCTATTTCTGGCGCTGGTACATTCGCAAAGTCCAGCAGCGCGAAGCAGAGGAAGAAGCGAGGATGAAAGCCACGCTTTCGCCCGAAGATTTTAATCAATGGCTGTTACGGCGCGAAATTCGCAGAGCCGCTAACATTATATCCTGTACCTACTATTTCACTAACAACAAGAAAGGAAACTAACATGGAATTTACAATGATGGCTATTGTCCGCAACCGTCAGTTTGAATCTTGCAGGCGTTTTCTGGTTATGCAACTTGAAAGTGTCCAAAAGCTGCTTGAACTGGGCATTTCTGAGGAAGTCTATCAAGAAGTTATGGGGATGTTCTGCAATCATGTAACAAACCTGTATGTTTGCAGCCTGATTGATGAAGAATTTTACCGCTTTATTTTGAATGGAATTATCGAGAACGATGCTTTGGAAGGTCTGGTCGCCGGAGCGGACGACATTCGCAAAGACATTGTGAAGTGTACCGGTTAAAGAAAATTTTCTGAAAAATCTTGACACACGATGCCCGATGTGCTATACTATAGATAGAGGGTGAAACCCGTCACCCCCTATCGAGTATTGGACCATGAGAACAAGAAAGAAGGTTTAAGAACATGGCAAAGTATGTTACCCGCACTTTAGTTACTACTGTGATTCACGGTGTTTCCGTCTACATGGACGGTTACAACTGCGTGACCAGCCCCCTTGCTGACGTTATCGTTGACGGCAAGCTTGACGATGACAAGGCAACCAAGGCCCTGAAAAAGGCATACCCGAACGAGAGCAACGTGCTTGTGAAGGGTGTCGAGTACAAGACTGAGCTGCGGGGCATGACTGTGGAGGACTTCAAGGTCAATTCCATTGTGATGCCGGAGAAGGGCAGCGCAGACGTGGACGCTGACGAGGCCGAAACCGAAACCGCTGAGAACTACTAATGGAGGTATGAACAATGAATGACGAAATGAGCATGACCGCGTACGATGGTGGCATGATTTCTATTCAGCAGGACTTGCAGTCCCATCCGAATAGCTACTGCTCCATCAAGCCCACCACGACTGAGGAGAAGAAGGCCCTGTACAACATGATGAACAGCTCTGACGAGCGTCTTGCTGATTGTATCAATCAGGTCATCAAGGTGAAGGACCTCTACATCGAGAGCGTGGAAGTCAAGAACGAGGAAGGCATTACCTCTATTGCTCCCCGCATCATTCTGATGGACACCGAAGGTCGCACTTATGCGTCCGTTTCCGTTGGCATTTACAACAGCCTGCGCAAGCTGATTCAGGTTTTCGGCGAGCCTACTTGGCCCGAAGGGATTGCCGTCAAGGTGGTGCAGCACACCAAAGGCAATCGGAAGATGCTGTCGCTTGTAATGGCATAAGTACCGTACCTAGGGGATAGCAGTTAATGTAGAAAGGAGTTGAAACTCCCTCCTATTTTTGAAGTATGTGATTGCATTCCCCAGCATTGCCCGCAGCGTGTGCATGAACTGCGGCCAAAATAAGAAAGGAGTTGAAAAGCTCCTATTCATCTAAAATCTGTAGTGCACACAATGACAACCGCGTCGCGCCTTATACGTTGAAGTCCCAAGATAGGGCAGGGGTTCAGGCCCCTGCCCTTTTATTATAACTAAGGCAGGTGAAGTCATGAAACCATTTTACGACAATCTAAAAGATTCAGCTTTTTGGTATGAGCTGGATGGCGTCAAATATTTCTTTTCCACCGAATTGCGGCGGGATAACTTTATTAAAAGGTATCAAGATAACCGCAAAGAGGTCGCTGCAAGGCTAAAGAAACGTTGGCGCTTTGATATCGAATCTAGCCTGCTGGCAGATTTATACCTGTATTCAAGTATTGAATTGCACGGCTTTTACATCGAGCATAACGGGGGTGCATTTGAATGGCAAAGACAGGTAAAATTAGATGGACTGCGGATGACGAAAAAGAATTACGAGACGCCGTTCGGCGCTACAACCGAAAGATTGCTAAAGTAGCAAAACGTCAACCGGAGTTAGCAGAATATCAGCCCTCACGTATCAATGTGGCACAAGCCATTAAAGAGGCTAAGTCTGGTACGCGCAAGGGATATAAAGAGATGTTAAAGCACATTGAACAGTACAATAAACCGGGTGCAGAGGCTGTAGTTACCACTGAAGCGGGAGTGACGACGACCATTTATCAAGTGACAGAGAACAAGAGAGCCGCAGCAGCAATTAACGCTTACAAGCGTGCAGGGCTGAAAAAGGCGGAAGAAAATGCAAGCCCGTATAAGGGTACTATGGGTAGGGCACGGGAGAATGACTTTCGGCCCATCAAGGACCGTACACAGGATACCGCACCGAATTCCTTTGAGGCATATTCGCGCAGCTTAGAAGAACGGCTCATGCGTTTCAAGAACAATTACTATGAGGACTTGTACAAGCAGAACTATCTTGAAGCAGTGCGGCAGCAGTTTGGAGTGAACAGTAGGTTATACAAGTTAGTGCAGGACATGAGTGCTGACGACCTTTCCGACCTATGGTACAAAGATGCAGTAACCGATATTAGTTTCGTATACGATGCAAACCCCAACCCGTCTAAAGCGCAAGTCAACGACCACGAGAATTATATCCTTGACCGTTTTGCCAGTTACGGATATGAATACGCAGACGTCCCCGCTACGGGGTACCGTTTATGATTCTCGCTGCTGACTTTGAAACGACTGTTAATCCTGAGCATACAGACGTTTGGGCATGGGGACTTTGTCCAGTCGGTGACACAGAGGCATTCCAGTATGGTACGAACATAGATTCTTTTATGGCTTTGATGGAGCGCCTTGCATCTCATGAAACTGTTAAGGTTTACTTTCACAATCTAAAGTTCGATGGTGAGTTCATCATTTATTGGCTGTTGCACAATGGTTTTGAGCATAGAGAGGACAGTGAGGACCTAGACAAAGATACATTCAGCACCCTGATAAGTGACATGGGGCAGTTTTATTCCATTGAAATCTGTTTTGGAAAAAGAAAGAAAGCATTGAAGAAAGTCAAGCTGTACGACAGTCTAAAGTTGATTCCGATGCCTATCGCAAAGATGCCGAAAGCGTTCGGACTATCAATCAAGAAACTGGAAATCGACTATGAGCGAGTACAGAAACCGGACAGTGAGCTGACGGAACAGGAAGTCAAGTACCTGAAAAACGACGTTCTTATCCTTGCCATGAGTTTAGACCATATGTTCAAGCAGCGGTTAACCCGCATGACCATTGGTTCAAACGCATTGGCAGAGTACAAGGACCTTGAAGGGAAAAAGAAATTTGAAAAGCTATTTCCCCAGATAGACTACTTTGACACAGATATACGCCGTTCTTATAAAGGTGGGTTTACATACTGTGACCCACGGTTTGCAGGGAAAGACATAGGTGAGGGGATAGTCCTTGACGTCAACAGTCTTTACCCATCCAGAATGAAATATTGCCCGCTTCCCTACGGGGAGCCGATATTCTTTGAAGGTGAGTACAAGGACGACAAGGCATACCCTTTATATGTGCAGCACCTACAATGCCAGTTCAAGTTAAAACCAAATCACATTCCTACGATACAGGTCAAGCATTCAAGATTTTTCGTGTCCACTGAATACCTCACATCTTCCAACAGTGAAGTTGTTGACATGGTATTAACAAGCGTGGACTTAAAGTTATTCATGGAGCACTATGATGTTTTTGACTGTACTTTTATTGATGGCTTTAAGTTTCGTGCAGCCGTTGGGATGTTTGATTCGTATATTGATAAATGGAACGATATAAAGGTAAAGGCCACTGAGACGGGGAACCCTGGATTAAGGACCATTGCGAAATTGATGCTGAACAACCTTTACGGGAAGTTTTCTACCAATCCTGAAAGCGCACAAAAATTCCCATACCTTGGAGATGATGACTGTGTACACTACCGCCTTTCGTCGCCTGAGCACCGCGACCCTGTATATATACCTGTTGGCACTTTTATTACTGCATGGGCAAGGGATAAAACCATACGTTCAGCCCAACAGGTATATGACCGATTCCTGTATGCTGACACAGATAGTTTGCACCTCATTGGGACAGAAATCCCAGATGGACTTGAAGTGCACCCGTCAAAACTGGGGGCGTGGAAGCATGAGAGTACGTTCGAGAGGGCGCGGTTTCTAAGGCAGAAATGCTACATTGAACAGATAGATGGAAAACTGAAAGTCACTTGTGCCGGAATGCCGGAACGGTGCCACGAGTTTGTCACATGGGAGAATTTCCACATTGGGGCAGAAATCCCGGGAAAACTGAAACACACGCACGTGCCGGGCGGCGTCCTCTTGGCGGAGACACCCTTGACAATACGCGAATAATCTGGTATAATTTTTATGGGGCGGTATTCCGTTTAATCCATCGCACGCAATGAGGGTGTCAAGCCTGAAAAATGGCTCCTGCTTGCGCGTGGCCTTGACCGGTGGTGATGGAACGGATACTAGCCCTTTCTTGTTCCCTACGGGAACCGCAACGGAGGAAAGATATATGTATTGGGACATAAACCGATGTTTAAGCTACAACTGCCTATTTAACTTCATTGTTGGCGCTCGAGGTGTTGGTAAGACCTACGGTGCAAAGAGATACGTAATTAAGAAGTTCATCCAGAGCGGGGAACAATTCGTATACGTGCGTCGGTACAAAGATGAATTGAAGAAAATGAAACGGTTCTTTGAGGACATTTATCAAGAGTTCCCCGGACATGAGTTCAAGGTCAGCCCGCCTAACTTCATCATTGACGATGTTGTAGCAGGAACTTATATGCCGCTATCCACGGCGAAGATTGAGAAATCGACCCCGTTCCCGAAAGTCCGCACCATTATCTTTGATGAATTCATCCTTGATAAAGGCACCCATCATTACTTGCCGGATGAAGTCACGAACTTTCTTGAACTGTATTCAACCATTGCCCGTGACAGAGACGTGCGTGTGCTGTTCTTGTCCAACGCCCTGACGCAGACAAATCCTTACTTCCTTTATTTTAATATACACCTTCCGTACGGCAAGGATATCGCTGCAAAGAAGGATATCCTTGTCGAGATGGTGACGGACGAAGAATACAAGCAGCACATTGAACAGACACGGTTCGGCAAGCTGATTAAGGGCACTGAATACGGCGATTATAATATGGGCAATCAGTTCTTGCGGGATGATTCCACGTTCGTGCAGAAGAAACCAGACACCGTGGTATACAGTTTTACGATGAAGTACAAAGAAACGTACTATGGCGTGTGGACAGACCGCATGACGGGCTATTTATATGTATCGTATGACGTAGACCCAACCAACCATTTCTCCTACTCAATCACACAGGCGGACCACCAGCCGAACATGGTATTGTTAAAGGGACACATCTCCGTCCTGTTTGACCGGTTCTTGCTGTACTATAAACGGGGGTATGTGCGGTTCGAGGATATGAATATTAAGAATATGTGTCAAGAAATTTTGAAACTGACGCTTTAACGCTTGAATTTTGCACTTTAATATGATATAATAGGTATAAGGAGGTGGGGGCCTATGGAGGCTGCAACTTTCGTCGATTTGTTTTCCAACGTTGGGTTCCCTACCGCCATGTGCGCGGTCCTGTTCTGGATTATCTGGCAGGACCGGAAGGAACACAAGAAGGAACGAAGCGACACTAAGCAGGACAATACAGCACTGATTGCAAACATCCAGAGCACGAACAATGAACTAATCAGGAAATTAGAACAAAGTATCGACAAGAACACAGAAGCGATTGAAAAACTCGAAAATCTGGTTTATAAATTGTCTGTTCATGTTGATGATATCCGCGACGATATCAGCGACCAAAAGAAAGGAAGGTGAGCCACATGAGTTATACGGCTGAGGGCCTTGTGGAGTATTGCAAGAAAGCTCTGAAAATGAGTACGCTGTATATGTACGGTGCGATTATGCGGCCTATCACTACCGCATATGTGGACGACCGGGCAAAGGCGTATCCTTCTCACTACTCCGCGGCCCGCATTAAGTTCCTGAAAAGCAAGGTTGGTTCAGCTTACGGCTGCGACTGCGTAGGGCTTATCAAGTCCTATTACTGGGGCGGAGTCGGGGCCCCCAAGTACCGGCCTAGCAACGATGTTTCCGCAAATGGGATGTATCAGACCGCGAAAACCAAGGGACCTATCTCCACCATCCCTGAACTTCCGGGGGTGTGCGTGCAGATGGATGGGCACATTGGTGTTTACATCGGGAAAGGCAAGGTCATCGAATGCACGTCGAACACCAAGTTTGGTGACGGCGTGTGCGAGACGAACTTGAAAGACCGCAAGTGGGAACATTGGCTGTACTGCCCTTTCATTCAGTACGAGCTTGTTCCGGCTGTACAAGGTGAGTACACGGTACAGGCAGGCGACAGCCTTTGGGCAATTGCTGAAAAGTATCTTGGTTCCGGTGCACGATGGGAGGAAATCAAGACCCTGAACGGGCTGCACAACAGTCTCATTGTGCCGGGGCAGGTCCTCAAAATCCCGCTGGAATAATGTTCCACGTGGAACAAGAAAGGTGACGCCATATGTTGAGCAAGGAAGAATTTGCAAAGGAAGTCATGGAGATATCGAAAAATACCGGTGACTTTCCTGAAATCATGGACAGCTTGAAAAAGCTGCAAGACAGCTATAACGAAAGCATCGATGCAAGTGCAGCGCAGGGAACTGGGGCCGCAGAAGGTGAACAGAAACCCGCGAACACTTACACGGATGCAGACGTTATGGATAAGGACGGCAAGCGGTGGAGCGAGAAGTACAGTGAGCTGAAAGACGAATATCGCAACCGCTTCTTTGGCGGAGGGGATACGCCTAAGAAAGAGGAACCGCCTATCGACGTCCCCGGTGAACCGGGGAATGCCTCTGACGACCCTGCAAACATCACGCTTGACGACTTATTTACTGAACGCACTTAAAAAGTGCGCAAATCACACGATTCCACCTGCAATAACCAAACCGCATTGACAAGAGCGGCAAGGTTATACAAGGACCTAACTTGAAGTGAGGTGTAAGTTATGCCTAGAGTTCCCAAGACTTTTGATGCGAAGTTTGACGGTATTCAGATTCTGAACGCCATTCGCAACGCTGCTTCTACCACCTATCAGGAACGCATCCCCGTTGCTACCCGCGATAACATCAAGGACGTTGGCAATGCAATGATGCAGTATGAGGCCACGCAGAATGAGTTTCTGCATATGCTGGTCAACCGTATCGCCCGCGTCATCATCACGAGCAAGAGCTATTCCAACCCGCTGAAACCCTTCAAGCGGGGTGTGCTCGAGATGGGTGAGGCGATTGAAGAAGTGTTCGTCAACATGGCGACCGCGAAACCGTTCGACCCCATTCTGGCCGAAAGGACGGTGTTCAAACGTGAGATTCCTGACGTCTCTGCTGTGTTCCATAAAATCAACAGCCACGTTTTCTACAAGACCACCGTCTCCCATGAACAGCTTGCCGCCGCCTTCCTTAATGCGGAAGGCATTACGGACCTTGTGTCCAAAATCGTTGATTCCCTGTACTCTGGCGCGGAACTGGACGAATACATTAGTATGCGAGAGATGTTCTCGATTCAAGCGCAGAAGGGCGCGTTCTATCCCGTCTACATCCCCGCCATTACTGAGACGACTGCAAAGAGTGCAATCACCACTATTAAGAAGTGGTCTAATCAGCTCGAGTTCATCTCCGCGAGCTACAACCCCATGGGCGTAAAAACCCGCACCGTGAAACAGGACCAGTACCTTTTCGTTACCCCTGATTTCGATGCCGTGATGGACGTCAACGTCCTTGCCGCCGCGTTCAACATGGACAAGGCGGAGTTCATGGGCCACAAAATCATGGTCGACAATTTCGGAACCGGCATGGAGAAGGTGCAGGCCATTCTCATTGACCGCGATTGGTTCATGGACTTTGACCGGCTGAACGAGTACACTGAGATTTACAATCCCGAAGGGCTGTACTGGAACTACTTCTACCACGTCTGGCGGCTGTACAGTGCGTCCCCGTTCGTGAACGCCTTGATGTTCACCAGCGATGACACCATTGCTATTACCTCCATTGATGTTGTGCCCGCTACCGCGACCGTGAAGAAGGGTGCCTTGCAGCAGTTCACCGCGAACTTTACTGCATCCGCCATGGCTCCCCGTGGCGTCATCTGGGAAGTGTCCGGTGCCCAACCCGTCCGCAGTCAGATTGACTGGACTGGCCGTCTGTTGGTGGTTCCTGACGAACAGAATACTGAACTGACCGTCAAGGCCACTTCCACCTACGACCCCACCAAGAGCGATACCGCAACCGTGACTGTCACGGCATAAGGCAGCTCTAAAAACTAAATAGCCATTCAGGACCCTACCCGCTTGCTTCTTTACGGCGTCACCACCTTTCCGCCGGTTTCCTTCCTTGGCGGGTAGGGTCAATTATTTGGTTACTGCATCACCTTCCCGCCCTTGTCAACGCGGTTAGGTCCTTGCAGGTACAAACTTGTATGCTGGGCACTCTTTAGAGTGCCGGAGGTGATACAATGCCTGAAACTACAACTACCCGTCTTACGAAAGTCAGAGTATTAAAGGATGTTCCTTGCGACGATACGTACACGGATGTACGTTATTTCGAGGACACCGGCAGTCAGCAGGGGTTCTTTGAAGGTTTCGCAAAACATACCTATGAGAATGCCGCATACCAACGTGTAAACGACCAAGTGGCCCCGTACCGTGAATTGCTCACGCTGCGAATCCCTGCTGTTGCGGATGATGTGTACGACTGTAACTACATCATGTTCCAGAATCAGCCATACGGCAACAAGTGGTTTTATGCGTTCATTCGGAAGGTCAATTTTGTGTCCCCGAACTGTACCAAAATCGATTATGAAATTGACTGGTTCCAGACCTATATGTGTGACTTTGAGGTGCATCCTTGCATGGTACTGCGGGAACACGTCAACCCCGGAGATGATATCCCGTTTGCAAACACAGTCCCTGAGCCGTTCCAAGTCACAAAGTATACCGTGGATATCGGTGCGACGGACGATTACGTCATTGGCGGTTCGTCCCTGACCGGTTCGTACTGTACCGTCGCTGCAATCCCGAACAAAATTTCCCTGCCGATTCTGGAAGGCGCTGGGGCTGTCGGGGATGCACTGTACAGCGGCATTTACAATGGTGCCATGTACATTTCCTTCCCTGCCCTTACGGCTCCCGCTGCTGTGAAAGCGTTGATTGCAGCCCTCGCTGCTGTAGATGCTGCTGAATGTATTTGTGGTATCTTCATGACCCCGGTCCCTCCCATTCAAGGCACCGACGCCCAGAAAACCAGCTGGACAAGCGGTATCAACGTGAATGGTGAGACCATGCACACCGTCGGAGGTACGTACAACGTCCACAATAAAAAGTTGCTGTCTTACCCGTTCTGCTATATCGAGGGGACCAGCGATTCCGGTGACGAGGCCATTTATAAACCGGAGCTGGTAGGTGGAAACGCTTTCGGGGGGACGATTTACACCATGGCAACGAACACATTCGGCCTGAAATTCGTACCAGATTATATGGGCAAAGATGCCCTGCCGGAGAACAGTCTGAACTATTTCGCCGTTGTAAACTGTACATGGCGCGGACAGTCTTATGACCAAGCGTCTACGGCAAACGCTGTGCGGCAGATAAACTATCTTGCTCACAGCACAATCAACACAGCATTAAACGAAGGTTTGGGAAACAACCTTATCCCGAATCCTATTGGGGCGGTGTTCGGGGCTATCAGGGGTATCAATGAAGCATCATCTGCAAACGACATGGCGAACGTGAACGGGCAATTTGAGCTACCTGTCCAACATTTCAATTCGTCCGGTCCTGATACGCTGAACTACACGTCCGGGTACCGTGGTTTCCATTTCCGCCGGTACTGCCCGAACTATGAGGACCTTGAACGGCTCGACACCCTGTTTGACCTGTTCGGGTATCAGGTTAACAAGTGCAAGATGCCGAATTTGACCGGACGTCCGAAATGGAATTACGTGCAGCTGCAAAAGCCCTGCATCACTGGTTCTGTTCCTGTTCAGGGCATGATGGCTATTAAGGCAGCATTCGCACGGGGTGTACGTCTGTGGCACGTCGATGAAATCGGGGAATACAACGGTCCCGGTGATAATGGATAATAAGAAATGAGGTGAACACCATGGAATGGCTTGATTCTTTCAATTTGTTACTTCAATCTATCTTTCGCATGGCTATTATCATTTTGGAGGTGTTAAGGAATGGGTTATCTTAAGCCTTTTAATCCATTGCTCAATATGCCTGGATGGCATAAGCCGAACAAACCCCGGCTTGAGGCGGCATGGCTGAATAACCTCACATTCATGGACTATTACTATCGTATTGAGGAAATTGCAATCAATATGTTTGAATGGTCTGGCCTGCCCGAATCCGTGGATGAACGGTTTATCGAGCTGGTTTTGTGTGAGTACGGGTACGGCGTCTATTTCGATGACCCTGTGATGGGAAATCTGTTCCTGACCTGCATGACCATGGGGCCGTTTGACGTATACCGGTATCCGCGTAAACGCATGGCATATGCGGTGGACGATTATCAAAAGGAACTGAATGAGAAGAATTCGGTCCTTGTGTATAACAATTACCTGCATACCAATACGCTTACAACCATTATTCTCTATGCCCGCCGCCTGTCGGACATTGAGCGCAGCATCGAGGTGAACATCCGGGCGCAGAAAACCCCTGTCCTCATTACCTGTGAGGAAGAACAGCAGTTCACCATGAAAAATGCGTACAAGGACTATGACGGCAATATGCCTGTGATTTACGCCAACAAAGGTGTATTCGACCCCAAAGCCATTCAGGCGATTCAGACACAAGCACCGTTTGTCGCTGATAAACTCATGATTATCAAGCGGCAAATCTGGAATGAAATGCTGACGTTTTTTGGCGTCGAGAACGGCAACAGCGAAAAGAAGGAGCGTCTGATTACCGATGAAGTCATGAGCAATCTGGGGTCTGTACAAGCACAGCGGTACGTGATGCTGAACAGCCGCCGCAAGGCCGCAGACCAAATCAACAAAATGTTTGGGACCGACATTGAGGTCAACTTCCGTCAAGACTTCTCTGCCCTGAATACCCAGATGCCAACCACGACGACCATGACCACCGGCAGTGCGGAGTCTATTGACGCGCATGCCGTAGACCTTCCCCAGAATACGCCGTTGAACTAACTTCCCTACGGGAAGCGCAACAACGTCCGCACCTGCAATGCACAATGTGCGTTGACAAGAACGGCAAAGCAGTGCAGGGCACCAACTTTCAATGAAATGAGGTGACAGACTACATGGCAGAATACACAATGGAACTGCGGGAACTGGTTGAGCGGCATTACCCGCTTGCTCTGGACCGGTACCCCATCTTTGATGAAAACCACAGGGCTGTTCTTAACAACAAAATCATTCAGCATTTCTGGTACCGTGAAATCGGACAGGAAACCCCCGACCGGTTTAACCGGATGCTGGGCCGGAAGATGAATGAAATCATGCCGTATTACAATCAGCTGTATGTTTCCACCCTGATTGAATATGACCCTTTGGCTACGGAGTTTATCAACGCAACGACCAAGGACGTCACAAGAACCAAAGAGAAAACAGAAGCCGGGTACGCTGCTGCAATGAGCGAAACGACCGGAGACGTGCAGTCTACGAATCGTGAC